ATGGCGCTCTGGCTTCGGCCGAATGAGACAGTGCGGCGTAAACGGGGCAACCGGCGGGTTGGGCTGCTGGCGGTACTGGTAGCAGCGGCGCCGCAACCGGCGTTGGCGGGCAACACCGGCACGATCGAGGCGCTGATCGGCTGCCGCGCCTATGCCTATGAGCAGAACGCCAATTTCTACTCGGGCGTGTGCTTCGGCACGGTGAGCAGCGTGCTGCATATGTCGTTCGCGGCGCCGCTGCGGCCGGCCCTGAAGATCTGTGCGCCGGCGCGGGAGACTTACGGCCAGGCCGTGCGCGTGGTGACGCAATGGGTAGAGGACCATCCGGAGAGGCAGGATGAAAGCTTTGCGGATCTGACGATCATGGCCATGCAGGCGGCCTGGCCGTGCGGGCGCTGAGCATAAGCGTGGCGCTACGGCACTTGGCTTGACTCGATGATTTTACGGTGGTGGGCGCACAAGGATTCGAACCTTGGACCCGCTGATTAAGAGTCAGGGCGTTTTGGGCCTTAGTGCGTTGATTTCATTGGTCCAGGTTTCCCAGCGCCCTCACTACGGAAATACAGGACCTTTTGCAAGCCATTGACCAATCCCGGCCGGTTGCCCTGGGTTTTCGTTGCGCTCCCGCAGGGCGGTTCTAAGGCTCCATCCCGGCGTCACGCACCGTCTCGGCCCACTCCAGCGCGGCGATGCCTGCCTTGGCCTGCGTGGGGTAGGTGCCGTGGCTCACCGTCTCCCGCTTCACCGCCCAGGTGCCCAGCGCCAGGTCGTACTCGAGAGTGATCTTGGTCCCCACCAGCTCGAAGACGCCGGGCTCGCGCAGCTGGAAGATATCGGGCGCCTTGCGCACCGCCTGGGGCGTCGAGCCGCAATTGCCGGTACCGGGACCGCAGTAGATCGACACCGTCTGGCCCAGCGCGATTGCCGGCGCCAGCAACACCACCAGTACGGCCACCAGCGCCGTCAGGAACACGCCCTCCCGCAGGATGGCGCGCCAGCTCACGCCGTCTCGTCCACGCGCGGGAACGGCACCGGATCGGCCACGCCGAGGAACTGCCCCATGCGCGCCCCGATCATGGGGTCCTCCAGCCAGAACACCCGGAAATTCGCCCGCCGCGTGATGAAGAAGCTGGCCATCGCGACGGTGTGCCGGTCGTAGACGCCCAGCAGCTCGGCATCGCTGTAGCCGTCGATGCGCGCCTCGCGCCGGCCGGTGGCCGACCAATAGAGGAACGCCTCCAGGTTGGCGAAATTGCGCCCCGTCATGTGGCGCCGCACCGAGGCCACCCAGGACTCCGGGTTGCGCCGCACCATGACGAATTTGGCGTCCGGGAAGGCCGCGTAGGCCCGCTCGTACAGATTCGGCGCCGGCAGGTCCGAGCACGCATCCACCTGGTCGAGCAGCGGCGCATAGAGCTGCCACAGCACGTCGCGGTCCAGCTCGGCCATCGCCGGCGCGATGCTGGCGTCGAAATCGTGCCCCGGCCAGTGCAGCGACGATATGCCGTTGGCCTGGCAGAAAGCGTGGAAGCTCTTGGTGCCGGACCGGTGCAGACTGACGTTGAATATCTTCACGTCAGTCCACCCGGATGCAGTCGGAATTGCGGCGGCGGTTGTAGCGGCGCAGCCCGTCGCGCAGCACGAAATTCTTGCTGCACAGATAGGGCAGACCATAGACGTCGTAATCGATATCGACGTCCGGATCGAATTTGCCCTCGCGCAGGATATCCTCGCGGCCGCCGTAGAAGCGCAGCTTCTTGCTGCCGTGCCACAGGTGCTGGATCGTGCCGTCGACGCAGCCGATATCGCGCTCCACCACCACGTCGCAGCGGTCGGCCAGGCGCTCCAGGCGGCGGTTGTAGCCCTCCGTGTAGTCGCCCTTCTTACGGTTGTCGGCGATCAGCTGGCGCAGGTTGCCGGCGAAGCCGTGCCACAGGTGGAAATCGCTGCTGCCCGCGATCAGGAAGTCCGGCAGCCGTCCCAGGCCGCGCACCACTTCGGCGCGGAACAGGTTGCTGTAGCCGGTGTGGGCGCGCCAATCGCGGCGCTCCTTGGCCGGCAGCAGGGCTTTGCTCTGCGGCGGCGCGTAGGGGCCTTCGGTGGCGACATTGGCCTCACCGGCGAGCCACGCCGCGGCGAACGCGCGATCGACCTCGTTATCCCAATCGTTCGGCGTGACGTTGCCCTTGGGGCAGGTGTCGATGGCCATCGTCCAGCTCTGGCCGACACGATGCGACTGCAGCATGTGCAGCGCGTCATTCACCCAATCGTTTTTCAGGTGGACGATATCGGGGTCCTCGACGCAGAAATATTTACCGTCGTCGCGGCCCAGGCCGACATTGTAGAGCGGATATTGCTGGAAAATGCCCTCGTGCTGGGCGTGCCCGCGGATCTGCACCAGGTTGACGTGCTGCATGTTCGGATCGTCCTTCGACAATTCGAACGGGCGCTCGCCGATCGTGTGTTCCACGATGCCAACGGTGCAGCCGGCATCCAGCGTGCGCGGCAGCCATTGGCGCAGCAGCTTCAACGGCGTGTCGTAGCGGTTGTGATTGTAGTAGGCCGCCCACAGGTGCAGATCGGAACGCTTCATAATCGTTTTCCTTACGCGCTCGGCGGCTGGACCTTCGCCAGCTCGGCCGCGTTCAAGTCATCAGCGGTTTGGGGTGCGGCCGGCGCTGGGCGGCCGGGCGCCGCCGGCGTGGCCGACAGCGGCAGATCGGTGCGGAACAGCGCCTGCTCGGCATGGCGGCGGCGGATCAGGTCAGTGCTGACCTTGCCGTCCACCAGCACCCAATCCATGAAGTGCAGCATCGCCGTCGTGGGCTTACCCGCGTTCAGCTCGCGCAGCAGCGTGGACTCACCAAACCTGCCGCAGCCGATATTGTAGGCCAGGCTGTACAGCGCGGCCTTCTGGTTATCGGTGATCGGCACGGTGACCAGGTGATCGACCTGCGCCGCCACCTTGCCCAGCGCGGCTTCCTGCCACAGCACGGCGGTGTCGTAATCGAGCGGCGGCGTATCGGCCGTCACCGGCACGCCGGTCGGCGATGTGCGGCAGCCGAAACCGATCGTCCAATTGCCGGCGGTGTCCTGGTAAGGTTTGAGGCGCAGCCCCTCAAAATTCTTGATCATCGCCAGGGCGATCATCAGGGCGTTCATGTTGACCACCCTCATTTGCTGGATTTGCTGGCCAGCTCGGCAGCGTTCAGCTGATCGGCGGTCAGGGTATTTTGCGCGGCGGTCGCCGCCTGCTCAGCGATCGACGTCGACACGCTGGTCTGCGTCACGGTGACAGTCTGCTTGGGGTTCGCCTTGGCGACCGCCTGGATGACGTCCGGCAGATCCTGCAGGCCGCCCACCACACCACCCACGGCACCGCCCTTGGCGACGCCCTGCGCGATATCGCCGGCCACCTTGGAGGCCAGCGGCAGCACCGATGTCGTCTTGTCCTGCATGACCACGGCCACACCGCCGCTGACCAGGACAGGGATCGCCACCGGCCAGGACATGACGCCGAGGTATGCAGCGACGGCGGTGCCCGCCAGCACGGCCACGCCGGCGACGGTGGAGACTTGTCGCGGCTGCTTAAGCCACGTCCAGAAGCGGTTCATGTGATGCGGCTCCCAAAAGGATCAGCCGCACGCTGCGGCTGAACCCCAGGGGCGGATCGCTTGGTGTCCCCACCAAGAACTTTTTACGGGCGGTCGCGATCTTTCACTTCGAGGCGGGCATCGAGGCGCGCCAGCACGCGGATCACCGCTTCGCCGCTGGCTTCGACCTTGCGGCCGATTTCCTTGATGTTCTCTTTCAAGTCGCCGACCGTCGACATGATGCGGCTTTCCAGCCGCGCCAGATCCTCGTGGCGCGCGGTGGTGCGCTTCAAATCCTCGATGTCGGCACGCTGCAGCGCGATTTCCTTGGTGAAAACCTCGTTGTTCTCGCGGCGCGCCGTCGCCGTGTGCTCGAGCAACGCTTCGAATTTCAGATCGATCTGCTCGCCCGTCTTGTTCAGGCGGCTGTTCAGATACAAAAACAGGCCAAGGCCCTGGACACAGACCAGGCCAAAGGCGCCGAAGCTAGCAGTGACCAGCGCTCCAGTGAGATCTTCTGCCATGCGCCTAATCCTACGCCGCCGGGTGCGCAGGGGCGCACCGCATATCGGGGTTACGCCCATGCCCGGTCACCAGGTCTAGTGCATTGATGTTCATTACGATGTAGGCCAATCCACCCGTTGTGCATGGGATACAGCCTCCAATGTGATCGCCGCCGCTATGGAACTCTTGGCCTGTAGCCTAAGACGTTCGATTTGCGCGGCCGCCACCATCCATTGCGCATCGCGCGCCGTGATCGCCGCCGCAACGGCGCGAATATCCGGCCCCGTGATGCCAATTTCTGCACTCAGTAACGGATACACCGCCGGATTTGGTGCCTCCCTCACGGCATCGCTCGGATAGGCCGCCAGGAAGATGCGCGCCTCGTTCAGCTTGGCCGCGTAGACCATCGCCATGGCCGCGCCGCCGGTGATGAAGTGCAGCCGCGCCTGCTCGGCCGCCGCGTCCACCGCCACCGCCGCCGCCACTTTCACCGCGGCGATATTCTTGGTGCCGGTGATTTTCATGTGGCGGTGACCAGGAACTTGGCGTCCTGGTGCGGGAAGTTGCGGAATACGAAGCTGTAGGTGCCCTTCACCGTCGCATTGAACACCACGCTGGCATCGCCCACCGGCATCGGTGCGCCGCCATCGAGCACGAGCACGGCGCCGGCAGGAATCGGACCGAACGTCGCGGTCTGCTCGCCATCGGCGGCGATCGACAGGCGGTCTACGCCGATCGGCGACAGCGGCCGCGTCACCACAGCCGGCGGATCGGCGGTCACATCGACATAGAACAGCGTGCCGTCGTGCTCGCCATCGATCTGGCCGGTCTTGGCCGAGGCGCCCGATGCGTTGCCGTCATGGCGCAGCTTGCCGATGATGCGGCCATCCGCCTTGCGGTAGAGTGAGCTGATCATCATGCCGCCCGTCCAAATATGATCGCGTCCACCGTGCTGAGGGTGACGTCGGTGTCGCCGCCCCAATTGACCGTGACCGTGTTGGTGGCGCCGGCGTTCAGCTCGATGTCGAACGAGAAATTCGGATAATCGAGATACAGCGCCACGGTGCGGTCGAAGATGATCGTGCCGTTCACGATGATCTGGTAACGATACGCGCTGCCGCCGGACGTGCCCTGCTGGCCATTCACCATCAGCACCGCCGCGCGGTTGCCGCCGGCCGGCACCGTGATCGACAGATCCAGCGCATCGGTCAGCGTGCCGGTACCGCTCCCTGCCAGGTCCGGCGTGGTCTGGATGGCAGCAAAGCTGGTCACCGCGTTCGGCGAGATATCGCTCGTTCCCACCAGCGTGGTGGTGGCCTGCGAATGCACGGAATAGGCGCCCTGAATGCCCGTCGTGGTGACCGCCCGCACCTGGTAGGCCCAGGTCGTGCTCGGCTGCAAGTTCGCCGCATCGTTATCGACGTAGGCGTTGCCGCCGGTGGTGGCGATCGTGGTGAAGTCGCCCACCACGCCGCCAGTGACCGGCGCGCGCTGGACTTCGTAATGATCCAGGTTGAACACCGGGACGTCGGGCCAGGAAAGCTGCGTGCTGTTGAACGCGCCCTGCACCGTCAGGCCGGCCGGCGCCGACGGGGTCGGCTGGTTGCCGTTGATCAGCGCCGGCGTGGAGGCCACCCAGGCGGACGTGCGATTATCCAGCGTGCGGCTGCGGATATTGAAGGTGTAGGTGTCGCCGGCCGGCAGGTGGTCGATATCCACCGACGGGCCCGCCACGCTCGTCATCTGCGCGGAATAGCCGTTCACCGAGCTGATGCTGATGTCGTAGGTGGTGACGCGGCTGTCTTCCGGCTCGGTCCAGCTCAGCGTGGTGCGCAGCACCGTGGTCGTGCCTTCGCCGACGAAATAATCCGCCGTGGTGATGGCGTTCGGCACCATCACCTGGCTCGTCGTGAAATTCGGCAGCAGCGAGAAATTCGGCGCCGTCAGATCGATGTTTTCCTCGATCAGCGCGTATTTCAGCGGATCGTGGTAGAGCGCGGTGATTTCGATCACGCCGCGCTGCGGCTGGGTGGCGCCGATCACGCGGAACTGGCGCTCGGCCAGGAAGGATGCGGTCACATACCAGACAGCGCCCGGCTCGATCGCCGCTTCGGTCTGGTCGATATTGACGGTCGTGGTGCCGCCTTCATTGGTTTCCCACGACACGATTCCGATATACGCCGCCGCCGTCCCGTCCACGAGCATGACGCTGAAATTGTAGGTGGCGCCCTCCTCCTGATAGACCAGGCCGTCAAGCTCCAGCGCATAGCAGGGCGCACCGTCGATGGTGATTTCCGTCACGGACAGCACGCGGCCGCCCATGCGCGGCCCCTGGTAGGCCGGATCGGCGATGCCGATGATCTCGCCCGGCCGGATCGACAGGTGATCCAGCGAGGCTTGATACGTCACCGTGTCGGTTTGCAGATCCTCGCTCAGCACGAGCCACTTGCCCTGCCGGTAGGCCTGCCCCGCCGTCGTGGCGCCGATGGCGTTGACCTGCAGGATCTGCGGGCCGATCACCGACTGCACCATCAGGTTGGGGTCCTGATAGAACACCGGCGTGGGCTGCCAGTAATTGTTCGGATCGGTGAAGCTCACCAGGGCGGCGGTGTGGCGCGTGTTCAGCGCCGTGCCCTCGTAGGTGAAATTGCCGTTGATGACGTCGGCCTGGTTGACGATCTGCACAACCGGGCCCGGCATATCGGCGGTGAAGCGCACCGTGCCGCTGCCCCAATAGCTCATCCCCCGGAATATCGCCGTGATGGCCTGCAGCACGCGGTAGGCGTCATCCTGGCTGCTCAGGCAGACATTGCAGCGGTAGCGCGGCTCCAGGTTGCCGTAGCCGTCGGGCACTGTCTCATCGCAGTACTGCCCGATGACGTACAGATCCCACTTGGTGGATTCGAGCGCGCCGGCCGGCAGGCCCATGCCGTAACGGTTGTTGCTGCACAGATCGAAAAGGATCCACGCGGGGTTATCCGTCACCGCCTGCTTCATGGTGACGCCATCCCAGGTGCCGCCATCCGTGCCGGGCCCAGTGGTGGCATAGGTGCGCGCCACCGGATCGTAATTGGCCGGAATGTCGATCAGCAGCCCCTGAATGTCGTAGGAGCGCTGCGGCAGCGTCGAGCCGAAATATTCGGAATCGAAGGTGATCGCGACGTAGGCGGAATTCGGGTAGGCCAGCTGGTGGTCGATGATTTCATCGACGGCAGCGAGATAGACGGAATTCTGGTTGTTCGCCGATGCCTCGTCGGGCGTCACGCGGCTGACGATCAGCGTCCACGGCCCCTGGCCGGGCAGCTCGAACGTGTAGGTTTTCTGGAACGGGCTTTCCGTCTTACCGCTGATCGTGTCCGCAACGACCTGCACCGGCACGCCGTCGGCCGGCTGGATGCTCATCGCGATCTGGACGGAGAACGGGTTGGTGTTGCCGTTGCGCGTGTCCACGGTGAACAGCGAGGCGACTTCGATGATGACGGCCAGGCGCGTGTCGAGCGTATTATTGACCGCGTAGTGCACCGGCGCTTCGTGCGTGATGCCTTCGTCGAGCTGGTAGGCGGCAGAGACGGCCGGGAAGCCGGGCACCGGGAGCTGGTCCGGCGTGCCGTTCATAAAGGTGTAGGTGACGCCTTTGTAATTCAGGCCGCCGGCGTCATTCATCAGCGGCGAATTGTTGAAGAAAATCGACTGCGCGCCGTTGTAGAGGCCGCCGATCGGCCCCTCGCACAGCAGGTCGATGATGCCGACGATGGTTTTCGACTGCAGCGTGTTCGGCTTGTCGACGCCGCCTTTGCCGCCCTTGCCGCCGCCGCGGCCGGCGGCGCGCGGGAAGATGGTGCGGGTAGCGCGGAATGCCTCGTAGGAGGCGATGGGGCTGGCGCGCATCAGAACGGGTTCCCGTTGCCGCCCTGGTTGCCGCCCTTGCCCCCGTTGTTCACCTGCATCTGCTGCGCGATGTAGCTGCTGGCGATGACGACTGAGCCCACGCGCACGCGGAAGCCGTAGGCGAGCGGTACAGGGCCGCCTTGCTGCGCGGTGTTCGTCGGACCGTTCAGCAGGAATGAGGCGTTCGGGAGCGGCGCCTTGGGCTGGTGCGAGAGGATTTCGCCCACGCCGCCGAGCAGCAGCCCGAAGCCGAACAGGCCGAGCGCGCCGGCGGTGACGCCGAACAGCGTGTTGGTCAGCCCCAGCGTGGCCGCCAGGCCGCCTGCCGTGGCGCCGGCCGAGGCACCGGCGCCCGCCGCGGCCGCCACGCCGATCGCGCCGCCGGCCGTCAGCACGGCCGCGCCGATCAGCACCACGCCCAGGATGATTTTGACGAAGCTGCCGGCGCCGTTGCCGCGGCCGCGCGCGGTGGGCACGATATGCAGCTCGCGCACGCGGCCGAACCGGACGTGCAGCATGTCCTCATCGAGGTCGAGGCCGCTATCCAGCGAGCCGCGCACCACGCGGAACGAGCCCTGCCCCAGCGCATTGCGGAAGCCGGGCTTCATCGTCATCAGCGCGTAGATCGCGTGCGCGGGCGTGGGGCAGCCCCAATTCACGCACTCGCCGAACTCGCGGCGCAGGCGGCCGTGCAGGACGATGCGCGTGGTGCCGGGCGGCGGCGCGGTGACGGTTTCGGACATGGTCACAAAGCGGCGCGGCTTGGTGTCCGCGTCACCCCGCGCTCAGGCCCACACCGGGGAATCCCCAGGTGGGCAGCGGCTCGCTCTGGCCGTAGCGCGCCAGACAGCCCGACAATTTACGCGAGCACTGATCCTTGGAGGGATCGGTCTGCGGATTGTCGAAGCTGTCGAAATAGGCGTCGCCGGTATAGGGGCACTGACCCTGGACGAAATTGGTGCCGTTCCAGCTGCGGTAGCTGCGCATGCAGACCTGCTGCAGCACCAGGCGGAAGGGCAATTTCTTGCCCTGCATGTCGGTGGAGGCGGCGAGCTCCAGCTCCACGAAATTCTTGTCGGCATGGGATTTGCGGTTGACGCGGTAGACGTCCGGCATGGTGGTGGCTTCGGGGTCGGCGTATTCGCCGGTGTCCAGGAAGCAAGCCCAGGTCTGCACGCGGGTGACGACGGCGCCGAGCAGATCGTTGTTGGCGATCAGCACTTGCATGGCGGCGTTGTTGGTGTTGGCGACGCGCAGCTTGGGCGTGGGCAGCGGCCCCTGCCCGTTATATTCGAAGCCGGACGCATCGATCGGCACCGGATAATACGGATTGCCGCCCATCATCACGGGCGCATTACCGTTCGCCGATGGTGTCCATCGCTCGATCGGGCCACCGATATTGGTGGCGTCCACGGTGAACAAATCCAGCCAGGTATAGCCTGGGGAAAGCCGTTGCGAGATCTTGGCAAAGCCGGGCGTCGTCATGCCGCGCAGCCGTGCGCGGCTTGGTCCCCCCGTCTCTTTTAGTCAGGCTGGGAGCTGTGCCTCACCCATCGGCGCACGAGTTTCACCCAATCGGCCAGGTGGCTTTCCATGCTCAGGCGGCCGAATTTGTGGTCGAGCACGCAGCCATTGCCCATGGCGATGACGCCATGCACGGCGCGTGGATCGCGCGCGCGGCCCTCGTGGTCGGTCAGCGGATGCAGCACCAGGCCCACATCGCCGCGGCGCACCTGGCTGCGCGTGATTTCGCGGAATCCGGC